GATTGGGAAATTAATTCTAAATGGATAACTTACACCTGGATCAATGAAGAATACTAATCCTCCTGAAGACGGAGTTGAAACTATATCAACTGCAGCAGTATGATGTGTACTTCCAACACCAAATGTGGCTGTAAAGTAACCTGTACCTAAGTTATCATAATAAGTTTGGTTTGCTGGAGTTAATGTTGCTACAGCAACACCCGTAGCGCCTGAATCATTAATAGTAAATCCTGTAGATTCATGAAATGTTGCAGTAATATCTTCTAACTGCTGATATGGTATAAATGGTGGGTCAAATTCGTTATAACCCATAGCACCACCGCTACCTGAAGAATAAGTTCCGCTGGATCCTCCTAATGCGAAACCACCATTGATTGTAATACCGCCTGTAATTGTTGGCATAATGTTTTCCTTAAAATGGTGTCAATGTAGAACTGGTTGTTCTATTGTTGTGCACCGTGAAGTGATTGATTGAACTATCATATAAAAAATACTGTCCATAATATGTATTTAATAACAATGTTGTATCATATCCTGCTCCTGATATGACGCTCAAATTGGTTGTTGGTGGTGTGAATGGTGCTGTGTATACTGCTTGCCCTTTCACTACACGGAAGTTTGAGATGTTACCTGGCCAATACAAATTGCCACCGCCAGCGTAGTTACCAATCTCAAGCTGATTGCCGTCTGTTGTGGATCCTCCGGTACCATTGAATGTTCCTTCTAAAACACCATTGACATACAAGCTTGTGGTGGTTCCATCAGAGCATAGTGCTACATGGTACCAAGCGTTGGCCGCATAAGTGTTTGTTGAGGTGATTTGGATGCCAACATACGATTGGTCAATCTCAAAGTGGCCAGAATCAGCTAGTCGTAAACACAGAAAACCATGCTGCAACATTGACCAAACATAAGCAGTACCCGTAGTTGTTGTAGGATATACCCAGCATTCAATTGTAAATGCTCCAGATTGGTCAAATGCGGTGCTATCGGGAATAGAAAGATACTGGCTTGTGCCATTAAAATGAATACTGCCATTGGTACCACCGCCAAAATAAGCTGGAGACCCAATTACTATTCCTTTACCAATTTTTATTCCTGGTCCGATAATCATATTGTTTCCTTAACTTAGCCTTATATGTATAATACCACCGGAATCATAATAAAATCCATTGATTGAAACTCCATGTGCTGCTGCAATAACATCATTAGCATAAGGGCCTGTAGGCACAGCAGTGTATATGGTATTACTAACAGGCTGATCCACAGTACCATAATCAACAATACCGCTTTCGTTGATGAAGACATTGCCGCCACCTTGTCCCGTAAATGCTGTTGTCTGAATTGTTTGGTCTGGAAATACTAATGTGCCAGGTAGATTGAAAGCTCCGTTAGCATCCAAAGTTGCAGAATATGAACCATTGGCCAAATTAGCAGTTGATACCACAATACTGTTAGCAAGATTAGCAACCTGATTTGCAGATGCCATCGCAGAACCACCAACAGTTATACCATCGTGAATCGTGATGACCTTATTGGTAGTATCAATAATAATTTCGCCATTAGCACCAACAAGGCTAGCAATTACATTGGCGGGGTATCGGCGGAATTGTAATGTTTTAGACATAATATTTACTTATTCAAATCCAGTAGACCAGCTTCACCTAATAAATCTTCTGTGTTGAGATAATTAGATGGTGTTAGGTTAATACCATTAGTGATTACAGGTGCAGTATTCATTTCAGCAATTGAAGTGACATAGGTATAATTATTATTGTTACCGGTAGCATCTGTTGGATTAGGTGTAATAATAACTTCAGCGAACTTCATTGGAGCAATCTGATAGGATGTAAATTGATAATTTGAATTGCTCACCATACCAACAATAGGCTGATTAGATACAAAGTTACCAGAGATGTTTGTTAGGTGCAGCTGGCCATTACCAAACTCAACTACTTTGCCGGTAGCCGTGGACATCTTAGCATTGTAACCTTGGTACACAATCTCACCAATTTGGTATTCACCAACACCTGTGTGTGCCATATTAAAGATAACTTTATCTTGTGGTGTAATCTCGTTATATATGTTAGTGATTGAAGTGTGAATCAATCCAGCAGAGGAGATTTGACCAAACACATAACCTTTGACAGTAAAGTTGAGCGTCCAGATAATTGTTCTAGTATCAGAATCTCTGGGACCTTCATATGTTGTTTCATGCGTGGTGCTATTTAACACCACAGGTATTTCTTTAACAATACCCATCTCAGGTACCAGATTTAATTTAATCGTGTAGTCTGGTGTAAAGTATGGCAGAATATGCTCAATGACTTGTGTGCCATCTTCAATGTTACGCACATAGAGATACAGATTAAAATCAAAATTGTATGGTACCGGATTATATTGTGATACGGTTCCACCGGTCGTCTGAGCAAAGCTTTTAAAATTGGTATTCTGTTTTCTAGTGGGATCGTAAGTAAGACCCACCATTTCAAAAGATAAGCGTGGTAATGTGAGCTGTACCTTTTTGTCCAGCGTAGGATCACCCTCAAGCCTTTGCACATAGAGTTCTTTAGGAGCGTAAGCAATAGGAACAATAAAGCGCTCGGCTTCCGTGTTATCAGGATTGTACCGAACTAATGTGATGTCATTGAATAGATTACCAAAGCCTACAACAAGCTTACGAACAATTCGGTTATATGTTACATTAGCCATTAAATACTTCCAAATGGGTTAGTTTCGGATAAATCCAAAATCTCGTTAGCAGAGGTGTTAATGTATTTGTTATCATACACCTCTTTATTAGCAGGAGCTTCCAACGGATCAAAGCTAGCCAACATATACTGAGCACCACTCAGCGTACCAACAATAGGAATATTATCAATGAATTCACCAGCAATATTGGTGACTGATAATGTATTTGATGATGGAATCCAAGACTGTACAATTGCAACTGCGGTAGCATTGGCTTGTGTCATGTCGGCAGCTTGATACACAACCTCTTGTAAATCATAGAAACCAATACCTTCACCAACATTAAGGTGCAATGTGTATGCTGAATCGGTAACCACAGAATCAATATCAGAAATACCAGTAGCAATAATTTCTTGTGAATACTTGAACTTCTCTAGTTCCAATTCATAGAAGTATGGAACCTTCCGGCCCAACATGAAGAAGTCTTTGGTCTGATTGGTGAACTTAATCTCAAACAATTCTCCGGTACCATTGAGGAACGGAATATAGATTAAGTCACCTTCTTGTGGCCGAGTAACAACACCGTATTGTAAATTTGGTGTTTCAACTTTCTGAGGCACACGCTGAGAGAATGTTCTTTTGGAAACAATGACGCTAACATTGTTTTTAATTTCAAGTCCAAACTTGGAAAAGAACTCACGCTCACCTGCGTATTCTAGTGCATTAGACAGATAGAGTTCCAGCTGGAATGCTGCTTGAAAATGCTTGACAGGATCTTCACCATAGAGCAAGTCACGAGCTTCATTGTTGATATTTGGGAGATAGTACGCTTCAAAACCCATTATCTTAATGGATTCTACAATGAGGTCTTCAATTACCCTTTGCTCAGGGAGACTTCCATAATTATTAAAATACTGTGATACGGCCATGGTTCATTCCTTTTTATTAGTTCATGAACCATTCTAGCGGCGCACCGTAATTTGTTTCCATTTCCTTTTCTAAGCGCTCAATCTCCTCACAAGCTTCAGTATAGATTGTCTTACCATCCAGCGTAACACCGCCTGGCAGCTGGAGACCGGCAAACTTGGACAAATTATTACCCCAAGTCCGCTTGATTAAAGCGGTGCAATATTCTTTCATCCAACGATCCGACCACACCAAATGATAAACATCCGGATTAATCAGAGCATAGGCCTCAGATACCACAACTTGACCTACCGGAGCCTCATAATCACCCCAAGCCCAATCAATGTATAACCTTTGCATATGTCTTTGGAAACGAATAGGAACTTCTCCAGTAAACATAATCTCTAAGGAACGAAGATGCTGTTGAGTGAGTGTATAATTGATGTAGGACGCACTGGTAAAATCATACAATTCGTTGAGTCTCAGTTGGTACCGGAGGTCAAACATATTGATGTTGGCTTGGGAGTCTGAAAGTGGAAATATGCGAGTGATACCGGCTAACTCAATAGCGTTACCATCTCCGTCTACCGCTTGAGTTGCGTCCAGGTATTTGTTATCTACATCAGTTTGAGTGATGTAGTGTACCCAATAGACCTTTTGAAGTCCATCAAAGTGGTAGTCTTGCCAGTATTGCAATGCGTCATCTATTCTGTCTTGAACCTGCTGGTCATCTACGTTGATTTCAATTACAGGAAAGCCTAACCGTCTTAAACAGTAATCCGTAAATTCTTGGCGATTGTTAATAGTCGCCATAATTTTATCCTAAAGCGATAGAGAGTGCCAGACCAGAAGCGACTGCAGCTTGAATTGCTTGATAAACAGCATTTGATGTTGCTGCATTAGCACTAGAAGTAGAAGTAATAGAATCACTAAGCGTAATAGAGCTACCACCGGTGGAGATTGGGCTACCATTAGCAGCGTAATACAGACCATTGGTGTAAATCTTATCCGAGTATACGTTACCGGTTACACCTAAACCACCAGCTACCGTCAACGCACCAGATGTATTGGAACTTGAAGCAGTATTGGCCGCATTAAATGTAGACACCACATTGGATGCCATGTAACCACCAGAGAATACTTTTACAACTGTACCAGGTGTGTAAGTACCAATCAGAATATTGGAACCATTTGAATACAGATAACCGTCACCAGGATTAGCAGCAGTAAATCCATTTAGCACCACATTGTATGAGGCGCTTGTGATACCCATATCAATGTAGTTATTGCTATCAGTACCTTTGTTGTTATACAGAGCTAAGTCTGTAGAACCGTTTGATGTATTGGCAAAGTTTTGTACAGCAAGTTGAACTGATTGGTCAGTATTTGCTGTAAACAATCCCATTGAATACAGGTGATTGAATGTATTAGCAAGGTCACCAGCAGTAGAACTTTGTGTTACGATTACATTGGAAGAACCACCTGTAATCTGTAACGAACCGGTCATTGTATCGCCAGTTTTTGCTACCTTATTATTGGCATATAATGAAGCTGAAGCGGCATTGTTGATTGCTGTGTTGGCGTAAAGACTTGCACTGGCAGCATTATTAATACCGGTATTGGCAAATATAGCAGTAGAGTTACCTTGATTGTATGCAGCCTGCGCTAGAGTGATACCAGTATTTGCATATTGGCTGGCACTAGCAGCATTGTTGATACCTGTATTTGCATATTGGCTAGCTGATGCCGCATTATTCAGAGCAGTATTAGCGTAAACAGAAGTACTGTTGTGAGCATTATAAACAGACTGTGCTAATGTAATACCGGTATTGGCATATTGACTTGCTGAAGCGGCATTATTAAGTGCTGTGTTGGCTACTGTAGCGGTACTATTACCTTGATTAAATGCAGCCTGTGCCAGAGTAATACCGGTGTTAGCATATGTGGATGCTGAGGCTGCGTTATTGATACCTGTGTTAGCGTATGTAGCGGTAGAGTTACCTTGGTTAAATGCAGCTTGTGCTAGTGTGATTCCGTTATTAGCATACAAGCTAGCCGAGGCAGCATTATTGATACCAGTATTTGCGTATAAAGAAGCAGAGTTAGCGGCATTCCAAGCAGCCTGACCAATAGCACCATTTGATGCAGCTTGTGTTCTTGTAGCAATGTAATCTGTTGAAGTACCAGTATTGATTTCCCAAGCCTGTTGTGCTTCATTCCAAATGATTGCTGCGTTGGCTGATGAACCACGATTGATTGTTATATAAGCATTTTGTGTTGGTGCTAAAGTAGAACTTAATGAAGCATTCAGAATAATATTGTTATTCTCTACATCCAAATTCTGAACATTAGCATGGAATGCTGTACCAGTAACAGTCAAGTTACCAGTGATTGTGGTGTCACCTGTAATTGTACCACCAGAAGAACTAAACTTAGAGTTAGCAACTGTAGCAGTACTGTTCTGTGCATTGTAAGCAGCTTGTGCTAAAGTCAATGCAGTATTGGCATATGTACCAATTGAAGAAGTTACTGTATTCTGATAGTTGTCAATGTTTTGTAAAATACTTACATTGGAACTTAAATATGTCAGAGCATTATTAGCATACAGAGAAGCAGATGCCGCATTGTTAATACCGGTGTTGGCGTATTGGGATGCTGAAGCAGCATTATTAATTGCTGTATTAGCATACTGTGATGCTGAGGCTGCATTGTTTAAAGCAGTATTGGCAACAGTAGCAGTACTATTTTGAGCATTATAAGCAGCTTGTGCCAATGTGATACCAGTATTTGCGTAAGTAGAAGCAGATGCTGCGTTATTAATACCTGTATTGGCATAAAGACTGGCTGAAGCAGCATTGTTTAATGCCGTATTGGCTACTGTAGCAGTTGAGTTGCCTTGATTGTATGCAGCCTGTGCTAAAGTGATACCAGTATTAGCGTATAATGAAGCAGAAGCAGCATTATTGATACCTGTATTGGCGTAGACAGCGGTACTATTGCCTTGATTATAAGCAGCTTGTGCAATAGTTACGCCACTATTAGCATAACCTGATGTACTGTTTGCCGCATTGAAAGCTGCTTGAGCTAATGTGATACCGGTATTGGCATATTGGCTAGCTGATGCTGCGTTATTAATGCCTGTGTTGGCATATTGAGAAGCAGAAGCGGCATTATTAATACCTGTATTAGCATACAAAGAAGCACTAGCTGCATTATTTAAAGCAGTATTAGCGTAAACAGAGGTGCTATTATGAGCATTATAAACAGACTGCGCTAATGTAATACCAGTATTAGCATAAGTGCTAGCTGAGGCGGCATTATTAATTGCTGTGTTAGCATATTGACTTGCTGATGCAGCATTGTTAATAGCCGTATTAGCATATAACGAAGCACTTGCTGCGTTATTGATACCTGTATTGGCATAGGTAGCAGTAGAGTTACCTTGATTGAAAGCTGCTTGAGCTAAAGTGATACCAGTATTAGCATACTGAGAAGCAGATGCTGCGTTATTGATAGCCGTATTAGCATACAAAGAGGCACTAGCAGCATTGTTGATACCAGTATTAGCATAAAGACTGGCTGATGCTGCGTTGTTTAATGCTGTGTTGGCAACAGTAGCAGTAGAGTTGCCTTGGTTAAATGCAGCCTGCGCTAATGTAATACCTGTGTTAGCATAGGTACTGGCGCTAGCGGCATTATTAATAGCAGAATTGGCATACTGACTTGCACTAGCGGCATTGTTGATACCTGTATTAGCGTATTGACTAGCTGATGCCGCATTATTCAGAGCAGTATTAGCATAGGTAGCAGTAGAGTTACCTTGATTGAAAGCGGCCTGCGCCAGAGTAATACCATTGTTGGCATACAAGCTAGCTGAAGCGGCATTATTGATACCGGTGTTAGCATAAGAACTAGCAGACGCAGCATTGTTAATTGCTACGTTAGCATATGTGGACGCTGAAGCTGCATTGTTGATTGCTGTGTTGGCGTAAATGGCAGTAGAGTTCTCTGCGTTATAGGCAGCTTGTGCCAGTACCAAAGCAGTATTAGCGTAGGAGGATCCGGAGGAACTCTGTGAAGCAATATCAACACCATTGGCTACAAATGTATTAGCAATCACATTACCTGTTTGGAAGGTACCCATTGTGATACCGGTAACAGGACCATTAAATGGATCGGTTGCCTTACTGAAATATGTTAGATAACCATTGGAATCTACACGACCCAAGAAGTCATTACCATCACCACCAGTTGAAGCATTGTAATAGTGGTTTGTAATACCAATATTCAGACCATCATCAGTTGTTAACGGTGCCAGTCCAGAAGGAGTATGAATACTAATAATAGCATTGGATACACCGAATGTATTAGCAGTAACGATAGATGAGTTGCTAAGTAATGTTAAGTTACCAGTAACAGTTAAGTTCTGAGAGATAATAACATTACCAGAGATTGTGCCGCCAGCGGAACTAAACTTGGTATTAGCAGTATCGTATGCAGCTTGTGCTAGTGTACCAGAACTTGTAGATGTTGTATATGCTAAGTTTGCGGTGTTCCATGCTGACTGAGCAGCATCAACATTGGTAACAAGAGCCCAACCAGTACCGTTATACTTCCAGGTTTTACCACCAAAGGTGTATGTCTGATTAAGAGAGGGTGAAGTAGGAAAACTAAATGTAGCCATGTTTTATTTATCTCTTAGGTTGGAGTGACTGAGCAGTACACATTTGCCGTAGTAGTGCCGAAGCTATAGAATGTAAAGAATGCTGTGGTACCGGAGAACACCGTAGCCGTATTTGCTGGTGCTGAGTAATTACCATTCCTACCTCTTGTAGCAGTACAGTTATTTATAGGCACACCCAGGTTGATTGTTTGGTCGGCACCAGAACTATTGGTTACACAAGCAACCACTTTTCTGCCGGCAAAAATGTTTTGATGTACTAATGTAGTCGTACCAGTAATTGGAACTAATTGCAACTCTTGTGTGTTGTAATTGATATACTGTGTTGTATTGGCAGTATCAATTTGATATGCGTATGTTAGTGAACCGCCAATGTTTAAGTTGTAGAAACTTGAATTGCAATTCGCTGTATTTGCAATTACATTACCTGTTAAAGTAATGTTATTAGAAGCAAAAGTAGCTGTAACTGTTCTTACATTTGAACCTGGTGTTGTGGTGGAAATAACAAGACTTGCACCTCTTGCAGTATCAGTATAGTTCTCTGTAGCAACCATTTCAACGGAAGCACCACCAGCATTAACACCATAACCTGTTGCACCGTATCCGTTACCGGTAAACTTAGCTAATACATCGCCATTTTGAGCAGCAGTAGGATTCTGATGAGTACCTCTTGCGTGGCGACCAATGAAAGCGGAATAAGCAGAACCGTCTTGGCTGGCGGAATCAACGACCACTCTGGTTGTGGTATCATCCAAACCAGTAATCTGCATCATGTAACCATTAGATGTTGGTTGCTGAGTGTAATATCCTTTTGAACCAACAATATTGATTGCAGCAGAGTTTGCTTGAATGGTAGCTGTGTTTACTCGGAAGTAAGCAGCACCAATATTATTAAATTGAGCAGTTGCACCAACAGCAGAAGCAATCAAATTACCAGTAATATATGTGTTTGCAGCTTGTAGGTTGATGTTACCTGTACCACCATTCAAAATAGTAATATCTCTATTACTATATGTGGCGAACATTGTCTGGTCGGCAAACTGTAGATTAGCAGTTGCAGTCTGTGCGGTACCATAAGAACTAAACTCAACCCATTGTGATGCTGAATTGGAACTTACATAGACATACTCAATACCAGAATTTGGATCAATCCAAACATCACCAACACTAGATGTTGGAGGTGTAATTGTATTGTATACAGTAGCCTTAGAGTTGGCGGCCAATGATGCTGAATTGGTAGCATTGAAAGCACCTTGTGCCAATGTGATGCCTGTGTTAGCGTATTGGCTAGCCGAGGCAGCATTATTGATACCAGTATTCGCATACAAGCTAGCCGAAGCAGCGTTATTGATACCGGTGTTAGCATATTGAGAAGCACTAGCTGCATTATTCAGAGCAGTATTGGCTACCGTGGCGGTACTGTTACCTTGATTGAAAGCACCTTGTGCTAAAGCAATTCCAGTATTTGCATATTGACTTGCACTAGCAGCATTGTTGATACCGGTGTTAGCATACTGTGATGCTGATGCTGCGTTATTAATAGCCGTATTGGCATACTGACTTGCACTAGCGGCATTATTAATTGCCGTATTGGCATATGTAGCAGTACTATTGCCTTGGTTGAAGGCACCTTGCGCTAAAGTAATACCGGTGTTAGCATATTGACTTGCACTAGCGGCATTATTAATTGCCGTATTGGCATATTGCGAAGCACTTGCTGCATTATTAATACCGGTGTTAGCATAGAGACTTGCTGATGCTGCGTTATTAATACCGGTATTAGCGTAAGTAGCAGTACTATTACCTTGATTAAATGCACCTTGTGCTAAGGCAATACCAGTATTGGCATATTGTGAAGCAGAAGCGGCATTATTAATACCTGTATTTGCATATTGACTTGCTGAGGCTGCGTTATTAATAGCCGTATTAGCATACAAGCTAGCACTAGCAGCATTATTAATTCCAGTATTGGCAAATCCTGAAGTACTGTTTGCTTCGTTATAAGCAGCCTGTGCTAATGTAATTCCTGTATTCGCATATTGGCTAGCACTTGCAGCATTATTAAGTGCTGTATTGGCATATTGAGACGCTGAAGCAGCATTATTGATACCTGTATTAGCATAGAGACTTGCTGAAGCGGCATTATTCAAAGCCGTATTAGCGACTATTGCTGTGGAGTTGCCTTGGTTAAAAGCACCTTGTGCCAGAGCAATACCTGTATTAGCATATTGAGAAGCAGACGCTGCGTTATTGATACCGGTGTTAGCATATTGAGATGCTGAAGCAGCATTGTTGATACCAGTATTTGCATACAATGAGGCAGACGCAGCATTATTAAGTGCAGTATTGGCTACCATGGCAGTAGAATTACCTTGGTTAAATGCACCTTGTGCCAGAGCAATACCTGTATTAGCATATTGAGAAGCAGACGCTGCGTTATTGATACCGGTGTTAGCATATTGAGATGCTGAAGCAGCATTGT